GTGGCGTCGGTCAGTTCAGGAAAACCATCTAATCCTATAAACGGTCAGCTGCACTACGACTCCGCTATCCCCCGTTTATTTATTTACCTAACAAGTAGCGCAAGCTGGGTCGCAATCTAACGCATTACTCGATCAAGAATGCGATCAAGTTTACTATGTACGGCCTGTACTTCCCTGAGAAAGTCTTCTTTCAAGACGTAATCTCGGATCACACGATCTTCTAGTATGTCGAGATTGTTTTCAATCTTTTCAAAACGCCTGTTAAGACGTTCTTGAGAATTGTGAAGTGCTTTTGAAAGACCGGCAAAAGCTGCGATGCCAGCAGAAAGCCCTGTCAAAACAGTTTCTATTGGCATTGTTTTATTGCTCCTCTATCTATTCTAAAGGATTTAACAACTTAGAATAACACCAGGAAAAAAATTATTATGTCAACAGGATACGATCCCAATATAGAAGGGGCTATTACTGTTCTCGTTGACTTAATGTCAGGCCTGGGCCTTACTATGACACGTCAGCCTTACGCACCTAACTACAGGGGCCTGGTAGATGCATTAATTGATCTAAAGGAAGGCCTGCCGTCTCAGACTGGCGGTAAGCTTGTTGTTCGATGTGTTACTGGAGAAGCAATTACAACTGGGAAAGCGGTTTACATTGATGCCCCAACAGGTACTATTTTCAAAGCAATAGCTAACGCAACAATAGACGAAGCCACGGTACTAGGATTTACACAAGAAAATACCCTTATTGGCGCTACAACTGATGTCTTGATTGGTGGTGTCTTGGCTACGTCAGGTTTAAGTCCAGGAACACCTTATTTCTTATCTGCAGCATCTGCAGGCTCAATTACTGCTACTCCACCTTCTACTGCTGGCCAATTTGTAACAAGAGTTGGAGAAGCAGGGGCTTCTACACAATTGGCTGTTAGGCCTGAACTTCCCATTCAATTAAGGTAATATCATGGCAACTCGTAAAGCAATCGCCCTTATTAGTGGTTACTTCCAGGAAGTAAATACGCCAACAGATAAACTAGATTTTGCAGGGAATACTACAACTGACCTAGCAGAAGGAACAAATAAATATTACACTGATGCTCTTGCTCGTGCGTCTGTTTCAGCTGCAAACAGCGGATCTGGTTACGGTTCTTTAGCTTATAGCAGCGCGACTGGTGTATTCACATTTTCTGTAGTCACAGACGCAAACATTCGCGGCTCACTAAGTACAGCCAATAGCGGAACTGGTTACGGAAGTCTTTCGTATAGTACAGCTACTGGTGCCTTCACTTACAGCGTAGTTACCGACGCAAATATCCGTGGTGCCATAAGTGTCGGTGCTGGCTCAGGTCTTACTTATAGCAGCAGCACAGGAATTATAAGTACAAGTGCAATACCAAATTCACAGCTTGCCAACAGTTCTGTAACACTTGGTAGCACTTCAGTTTCTCTCGGTTCTACTGCCAGTAGCATTTCCGGTTTAACCGCACTGACAGCTACAACACTGACAGCTGGAACCGGCGGCCACGTATTTACTGGTTCCACATCTGGAACAACAACAGTTGTTGCTACGGCTGTTGCATCCGGCACAATCACATTGCCAGCTGCGACTGGTACTGTTGCCCTACTGACATCCCTGAGTGCCAGTACAAGCGGCACCGGTTATGGCTCTCTGAGCTACAGCAACACTACTGGCGTCTTCACTTATAGCGTAGTTACAGATGCAAACATACGGGGTGCAATAAGTGTTGCTGCTGGCTCAGGCCTTAGCTATAACAGCAGCACTGGTGTTCTCGGAACAAGCGCAATACCTAATGCACAACTTGCCAATAGCAGTGTAACTATCGGTTCCACTGCTGTAGCACTTGGTAGTACCGCAACAAGTATTTCCGGACTAACTGCCCTTACGTCAACAACACTGACAGCTGGTACTGGTGGTCACGTATTCACTGGATCTACATCTGGAACAACAACAGTTGTTGCTACGGCTGTTGCATCAGGAACATTAACGCTGCCAGCTACTACAAGTACAGTTGCTGTTCTTGGCCTTGCACAAAGCTACGGTGCGGCACAAAGAGGAACTGTTAGTGCTTTAACAAGTGCATCAACAATTACACCAGATTTTGCTGTAGCTAATAATTTCTCCGTCACACTCGGTACCAACACTACAATTGCTAACCCATCAAACCTTACTGCTGGACAGAGTGGTGCAATTGTACTAACTCAAGATGGTACAGGCTCCAGGACTGTTGCATATGGTTCATATTGGAAGTTCTCTGGCGGCACACCTACCGCAACAACTACTGCCAATGCCGTTGATGTTTTGGTTTATTATGTCGAATCATCAACAAGGATTACGGCTAAACTAGTAACAAACGTGTCATAATAAATCATGGCAACTCAAGTACAATTCAGGCGCGGTACTACAGCTCAAACAGCGTCATTCATTGGTGCTCTTGGTGAAGTTACTGTTGACACAGTAAAGCTAACAACAGTAGTACACGATGCGCTTACTTTGGGTGGGCTTCCACTTCTGAGAGAAGACGGTACCAACTCTGCCCTTTCTCCAGGCTCCTTAACCAGTTGCGCTCTTAAGTTTGCTAACAGTGCTAACACAGGGATCATCAGTCCAGGACAAGGTCAGATTGCCCTGGTGACAAACGGTACTTCAAGGCTTATAATAGATTCGTCAGGAAGCGCAACCTTCTCTGGTAACTTGACGGTCAATGGAAGCCTAGTTGTTGCAGGCACTACTACCTCGTCTGATACACTCACCTTAATCATTGCTCTAAGTTAAATGGCAAACATTTTTAAGAAAAATACAAAGTCCAGCCTTTTAACAGCAGACGTAACTTCAAGTGCGACGACAAATATTGTGACAGTTGGGGGCACAGCAACGCTTGTTATTCTTAGCGTTCTTATTGCCAATAAAACTGGCAGCAGTGCGAACGCTAACGTGTATATGGTTCCTGCTACAGGTGATTCAATTTTTCTTTTAAAGAACGGACCGGTACCAGCTGGCACCTCTCTTGAATTGATTCAAGCCAATAAATACATCATGAATTCGTCAGACGTTCTACGTGCAAGCTCTGATACTGGATCCGCTCTTGATATTATTGTCAGCTACCTGGAGCAAACCTAATAACAATGGGACTTACAACGATCAGCGATATTGACATCCTGTACAAACAGGTACAAGATCTAAGGCATGATATTGCAAGCAACGATGAACTAAGGGAAGTTGAATATTCAGACACAATTGACCACATTATAGAAAGGCTTAGAGAACTAGAGTTGCGTGTTTTTGAAGAACGCGTACTGCAACTTGATGATTCTTCTTGGGAAAATATCATACTAAAGCGTAATTACATTCTTAAATCAACAGATTGGACTGTTACTTCTGGTTGCACTGTTGATCAGGCTGCTTGGGTTTCTTATAGACAGCAGCTGCGCGACCTGCCACAAACGTTTGCCGGTGTAAAATTAAGTGAAGTTAGCTGGCCCAAGGCCCCCTCAACGGCTGGTCCGCACTCGAAAAAAAGCAAGTAGGTGTTGTCATGCGCTATATAGGTAACACGACATTAACGCCTGGTATTAGTTATAGGATTATTGATGACATTAGCAGTAGTTTTAATGGATCTTTAAAGACATTTCCATTAAGGATTGCAGGTGTTGCTCCTGTTCCGTTCCCGCTTAATCCTCAACAGTGCTTAATATCTGTTAATGGTGTAATTCAAAAACCAGATCCAACTGGGGCTGCTGGCTTCAACTTGGTTGGAACTAATATTGTTTTCGCATCTGCACCAACTGGCGGTTGGGCATTCTTCGGTGTTGTTCTTGCTGGCTCTGATTTTGTTGCAGTTGGCGCGAGCTTTCCTGATGGTTCCAATAGCGTACCCAGTATTACGTTTGACAATGCCCTAACTACTGGGTTTTATCGTAGCGGTTCAAATGAATTTAGCGTTACCACTGGCGGAGTTCAGCGTGCGGTTTTTGATGCAAACGGTAACTTTGTCGTAGGTGCATCTGTTGGTGCAACAAAAATCTATGTCAATGGTACAGCTGCAATGAATATTTCAACACTGACAGACGGCTCTACAATTACTCCAAACTTTGGCGTTGCGAATAATTTCACAGTAACGCTTACCGGTTCACCTAGAACTTTGGCCAACCCGACAAACATGACGGTTGGACAGAGTGGATTGATATATGTAATTCAGGACGCGACTGGTAGCCGAACCATGAGTTACGGTAGTTACTGGAATTTCCCAAACGGTCAATCTGCAAAAAGCCTTAGCACTGCTGCGAACGCAATCGACTTAATTGGTTATACTGTACGTACAAGTACAAGCATTGCTTGCCAACTCCTCAACGATCTTAAGCAGTAAACATGACGGTTCCAGGTTGCTCTAATCCGCTGTTGATGTACGGTGACGCCGGGGCTTTCCAGGTAAGTAGATCCCTCCGTTACTCGGCCAGTGATTCAAGTTTTTTAAGTCGCACCCCCAGCGTTACTGGAAACCGCAAGACCTGGAGCTGGAGCGCATGGGTAAAA